CGGTACTGCGCATCGGGGCTGCCATTTCTTAGCCCTCCTTAGATAGCGTTAGAAGCGGCAACGTACTGGCTCTTCGAAATCTGAGCACGTACGATGACAAAAGCGTCACCCCAGGCATTGTCCGGGTACGGCGCGATGTCGATAATACGCATTTGCGCGTTATTACCAGAACCGGCGAGCGTGTTGGACAGTGTGCACTGCGAGAGACCCGTGGTGTTGGAACCGGCCGTAGTATTGCTCAGGTTAGCCTCATCACCGATCGAGGTCTGGGCGAGGGTGCCATCAGACTGAATCTCGTACACGATGTTGGGGTCCTGATAATAATAGGCGACTACCGAGCCCACCTGGAACGATTCACTGGCTGGCCAGTAATTCGAAACCCGTCGACGACCGGTAGAATCAGTCCACTCGACACCGGCGAATGCGCCCAAGAAGGCGTCACCAGCAGCGGCGACCACAATGTAACCACCAGTGTCCATTTTCACGGGCTGACCCTTGAGAATGGTGGTGGCATAACCTAATGAAACGTTTCCGGAAGTGGAAACGGCCTGAATACCGTTGGCAAGCGCGGCAGCTCTGTCCAGACCCGACGGGTGAAATGCTGGACGCAAGCCAAACGGAGCAGATGTTGCAGACATCGATATCTCCTAAATAAAGTATCCGTCAGTTGAATACTGGAACGGGACGTACTTCATCCATGGAAGCAATGCCCTCACCTTCGAGACTGCCGAGAGATCTACCGCGCGAATCTCGACCTAACTGCTGCTCGGCCTGTACGCGGATTTTGTCCGCTTCGTCCTGAGGAGCATAGTGGTGAAATTCTTCCATGATCCCTTGGTAAATCTCTTCCGGGATCTTGTACAGTAGCATTTCGTTACAAGCGATAAAGCCTTCGTGTTCCCCTGCTTTTACTCGGTAATTCTCAAAGCCAGGAACTTCCTCGGGTTTTACCGGCGTGTAACCCATCCGCAATCGCTTGTGGATAGGATCGTAGCCATTAGTGGAGGAAAGCCAACAAAGATGAAACCCCGGAATTCCGGGCGGTTTGGGGAGGGATTCTTGCATCCACTCATCTCTGAACATCCTACGACGTTCGCGGCTGCTTGCCAAACTCTCGTCAGCTGACTGTCTATCGTCCTGCGTTGCGCGGGACTCACGGCCACCTGCCGAAAGATTCTTTTTGAGTCGTTCGTCTCTCATCTGCTTCTCCTCGAATCATGCATGCGGTCATATTCCATGTACTTAGCGATCATTTTCTTGCGCTCGGCGAGATTATCCCACCTTCCCGCTTCTTTGATAGCCGCGACACGTTCTGGTGACAAGTGAAATCCTGCGCTACTGTCATTGCGATTGCCGTAGGCGGACTCTCTACCAGAGCTAGTTACCACAGACCGAGGTCTCCGATTTGACGTTGAACGATCAACACTGGACGAATTGTACCTGTGAGGCAGGTATTTTGTCAATCTATTATCCAATTCATCCCAATAATCAGGGGTCTTTGGATCCCACCCTTCTTTCGTCAGCGCTTCATCGATCTTGGTAGTGATCTGCGAGTCCATGTCGCGACCGTTGGGATCGTACCAATCATTCCTAGCCATCCAGTCCGAAGCATGCCGTTTAAGTAAAGGGTCCGGAGCCTGAGGGACGTTCGAAGTAGGACCGGTTTGAACGGCTTTTCGTTTAAGTGCTTCGAGAGCTTCGGTTTGCCTTCTTGCATCGTACCACGCCTCTTGGGCCTCAGCGAGGCCGGTACCGTCCGCTTGCTCGGTCGCCTCTTTGATTTTCATCTTAGCGTAGGTCATTCGAACGTGCGAATCCTCAATCGCCTTGTCCAACCGGGCGAGATCGGATCCCGCAGTCCGCTTCTCTAAAACAGCCAACCGCTCTGCCATCCGCTCGTTTTCGCGGCGTAATGAGTTTATAACGTGACCCGACTCTTCGATCTTGGCCTTGGTAAGCCGTTTCTTCAGATGCCGCTCCTCGCGCCTTGCCGCCCGAATCGCTTCCCTTTCCGGATCATCGTCTTCAGAATCACCCCCGGCTCTGACGAACCCGTTTTGTTCGCCGATTTCTTCGAGCTTTTGGTCTACATTCACCTCTTCAGGTGCGACCATCTCGACTATCGCCGAGCCGTCCGGTTCCACGGACACTTGCATTTCTGCTTTTTCAGTCGAGTTCATAGGAAGGCCCTCACTTTCAATGGGTCACCCGTGACTTTTGAGATCACTTCGTGGTCGTTGAATATCGAGAACAGCGCGGTTTCACCGAGTTTCGGGTCGCCATACACGACTTCCCATCGGTCACCACCCCACTTAGGCATTCGGACGAAGTCACCTACTTCTACCCAGTTGCCTTCCGGCCAGGGTTCGAGGGTGTCGCGTTTTCGAAATGCCAGCGGTCCAATCGCTATCACCTTCGCGACTTGATTGTTCCATTTCTCGGTCTCTTTCGTTTCTTCCACGATAAGCAGCCCAGCAGAGGTCACGGTCTTGCGGGTTTGACGCCACTGGACCAAAATACGACCACCTACGGGTACAGCACCGGGATCAACAGCAGGAAATGCTTCCCGCAAAGCGGCTTCATTCGAAGCCTCCGGTAAATCAGTCATCGGAATCCTCTTCCATTAAAAGATTATTTAAGATATCCAAAGCTTTTTCAAGCCCTTGATTTTGGCCAACTAGGCGTTGGTAGGCCTCAAAAGTCGCAGGAGATCCTGCGGCCATTGCATCGCGCAAGCGTTGCTGCTCGTACTTCAGAGCCTCGACGAAGTCCGAGACGTAACGCATGCTTTACTTCTTTTTCATTGAAGACAGCGCACCGCCCGTAGACTTCTTGGCGGGGGGCTCGGCGCTACCCTTCGATTGCAGGGACGAACCGTCGAGCTTTTCGCCCATCGCGATCCGCTTATGGTACGGCAGATTCGTTTTTGATGCGTTGATTTCGTACGAAGTATTAGCCATTTGTGCCTCCTAGTGCACGTTGTGCGCTTTCCTGCGCGGTGAGAGCAGTTTCGAGCTGCTCGGTTTGCAGCCTTTGCGCATCGTGCGTAAGTTCTGCGGACTTGATTCGCTCCTCGGTCAGGTTATCACTGGCGTTGAGCGCGATGTCGATTTGCTGCTGACGATTCTTGGCCAGCGCATCCAGACGGAGCTTCTCGGCGTCAAGCGCGAGGCGACCCTTCTCGGTCTCGGCATCGAGCATCAGTCGCGCTTTATCCTCCTCGGCGCGACGCTTAGTTTCGGCCATTGAGGTTTCGAGAATCACTTGGTCCCCACCGTCCATTGGGGGCTTAGGTTTCAATTGCTGCAACACCTGCTGAATCTGCTGGATTACTGGCGCGACTTTCGCGAAGGCCTCTTTACTGTCCATCATCACGTGCTGTGAGGCTAACGCGTAAAGCTTGTCCACCTCGCCCGTAATCCCGGCGACATCATAATCGGTGGGCTTCTTGCCCAGTGCTTTCTCGACATATCCATTCATGTGACCCAGGTACCAAAGGATCACGTGCTGCTTGATGTGTTCGACCATCATCGGCAAAAAGACCGGAGCGATCAACGGGTTAGCGCCCAGCATTGGGTTTTTCGCGAAATCCAAATGCGCTTGAATATGTGCCAAGTGGTTCTGGTGCGGGTACGCGAACGCTGCTCGTCCGATCGCCATCGCTCCATTCTCTTCTGCCGCGTTAATCTCCATCGGCTCGGCCACGGCAGGCATGATTTCGGTGATGTTCGGCACCTTCATTTGCTTTAACACCCGGTGGATCACCGCGCGTCGATCGAAAATGTCCGGGTTCTTGTCCATCAGCGCCAGCACCGCTTGGTTCTGCGCCATGCGTTGCGTTTCGGAAAAGATGTGCGGATCCGACACCGGGATCACGTCCGAATTCCGATTGAAGTCCTCGCGTTTCACCTCGAGTTCCGCCGGGACGTCGTGCATCACCATTTCATCGAGGTACCAGCGGTTGATGCGCTGCAGCACCATCAGCACCCGCTTTTGGGACTCGTGCAATCGGGCGTGAATCGCGCTGAACACCGCCGCGCCTTGCTCGATTAGCGCCTGGGTGGTGCCAACTGGAGCGGTGGAGGCAATATCAGCGATCTTTTCTTCGCTCGTAGTCACCACGCCTTTCGCGGCATCGGTCAACCACCCCATCAGCTTGAACAGCACCTCGGATGGAGGGTTGAAAGGCATCGGCATCGCGATCTTCCGAATGTCGTCCACCCCCGGTGCGCCCTCGATCTCGGTGATCTGGGTCACGTCGACGTTTTGGCTTTGACCCGAAATCTTCGCGCCTTTGAGCTTGAGCATCGTCGCCGCGTTATTGATGTGCGCCGTATCGAGCAGCGCCCGAAGCGACCCGGTGAGTGCGGCCGACATACCGCCGATCAAATGTGGGAACCCGATTGCCAGCGCCCCACGCCAGGGGATGAATTTGAACTCAATGATCCAGTCGAGCTTCGTCCGAGTGTCGTCCCCCTCCTCCCAATTCCGGTACCAGCCGACCACATCGGTCGTCTGCTCATCGATCATCAAGATGTAAGGGGCGATTTCGCCTTCGCAAAACGAGTCCCACTCGCAGGACATGTTCACCATCACGTGGTATACACGCCGAAGCCCGTCCTCGTCGTCGGTCCAGGTCTTGCCCTCGACCTTTTGGTTCGCCTTTTCGGGTTCGGTAAGCTCCGGCTCCTCTGCCACCCTCGTGACCGAAATGTCGCGGTAAAGCCCCGCCTCGATCCGCTCATTGAACATCTGTTCGGTGATGTCCTGCATCTCGGCACAGCGGTTTGCGGTGTAGAAGCTCCCCGCCGCGTAGGGGATGATCAGGTTGTCAATCGGGACGAATTCGGCACAGGGGCGTTTCTTCTGTGGGTCGTACCACAGCTTCAGGAACTGGGAGCCGCCGAGCGGCAGCTGCGTGAGCATTTGCTCTTGCTCGTCGCGGAATTCGACGATCTGGTTCGTAAGCTGCCAGTTCATGAAATCGCGCTTGCGCTCGGCCCGGTTCTTTTGCTCCTCGGTGACGTCCCCCACTACATTCGTCCGTACGGGACCATCCGGCGGAAAAAGCTCTTTGATCGCCCTGGATTCAAAGTCCACGCAGGCTTCGGCCATCACCGGGTGCACCACTTTGGACGCACCCTCGAAATTCGCACCGCCCGGGGCGTCTTTTCCTAACCCCGTTCGCCGAATCCCCTCTTCGTACTGCTTGTCGCGTTCCTTCCGCGCTTCTTTATCCGCCTTGATCAGGTCGATCATTTTAAGCGCGAGCTTCGACAGTTCCCACGAAGGTACCGACTCCGCTAGATTCTCGTAGAAATCCGGGTCTTCCTGAGGTCCCGCGAATTCCCGCATCCGGACGATCGCCGAGCCGTCGGGCTGCTCTTCGATCTCCGCGAATTCGTCGTCCAAGTTGACAATCAGGCCTTCGGTGTCCTCCGGTCCCGGAGTCATCGCTGGCTGCTGCTGTTGAGGGAAAGTGCTAGTGGCCATAGGATGCTTTCATTCTTAACGTGAATTAGGGCTCGTATAAATATTCAGCCGCGTCTCTCGCCGCTTGCATAATCTCGTCGTACTTTTCCGGGTTCGCCTGACGTATTCCGCGCAATGTCGGCCGAAGATTCATTCCCTTGTGGCTTACGCTGGGTGAGATCATGTCGCCCAGAATTTTAACAGGTGAACCCAGCACGGGCTTACCGGCATCAAACGCGAGATCCACGTCGTCGGCAGACTCCAAAGCGTATTCCACCTCGTGACTCAGCACATCAAACGGGTCTTTCATCACCGGGTACATGTAATCGAGATGATCCGCGACCATCTTCTTTGTCGATCCCGGTAACATCGAATGCACGAATTCTACGGCTTGATTTTCATCCAGACCCATTTTGAGAGCCTCAGCGACCAGACCACCCATTGTGGGCGAAGCCTTCGGAGCTACAGTCTGCGCGACCTCCTGTGCTACCGATTGTGCTACATCCTTCACGGGCTGCATAGCCACGGAGGGCAGAAGCCTTTGCGCAGCTTGGGCGAGTGCGCCCTGCAACATCTGACGCCTGGACATCGGCGTTTGTGCGACCTTTTCGACCACTTTCTCCACCGAACCCGACAGGGGGTCGACCGTGGTCTTTTCGGTCTGGTAACGCTCCATGTCTTTAGCGGGTACCGGGAGCTTCGACTCCTTGGGGCCACCGAGATCGGGCAGTCGCATAAAGCCACGCCTGGACAGGTCCGGGGTCTTCAGGCCTTTGGTGAGCAACTCGTCCGCCATCTGCTGTACGGTCTTCCCCTTGACGCCACCACCCCCGGCGTAGGAATCGAGCGAGTCGGTATAGATCATCCGACCACCATCGGAGAAATCCGGCGTCATATGCTCGATCATGCCGCCCTCGGCGTACCTGCGGAACCGCCCTTCGGGTACGGTCGCCTCGTGCCGTGCAGCGGGAGGGGCGGGGGGCTTAGCACGTGGACCGGTCATTCGGGCCTGTCGCTCTTCGTCCTGCAACCCCTGCTTGATGATCCCTTGCAGCATGAGATCGGCGTGTTGTCCGTACTGCTTTCGCAATTCCCCCACGAACTGCTCGTACCGGAGCCGATTCACGAAATCGCGCATTTCCGGGGTTTGTGCTGTTTCACGTGGAGCAGCGGCGGGAGGGCGCATCGCGCGGAGCTTGTCCAACTCCTCGGCCTCGTTTTCGTTCAAGCTCGGTGCGTACAACGCGGCGGTAATCCCGGCCGTGGGCTTGAACCCGGCCAACGGTCCGGCCAGGGTGAGCAGGTCCTCGGGGTTGAGATACTCGCCAACCGTTTTAAGTAAATCATTGGGCATAAGGGTTCACCCTGCGTGGACGCTCGTCGTCGTAGTAATCCGGCGCGACTTCGGCCGGGTCGATGCGCAAGAAATCCATGTCCTTCAACAGCCGGAGCACTTGCGTGGTAGTGTCGGTCAAGTCGTCGCGCTCGGCCTCAGGGAAAGAGCAGATCTGGGAGACGAGCTTCTCCGCCCAGTCACGCGGCTGCCCCCGGTGCACGACCGATTCGGGGATGTAGACTCGGCCACAAGCGATGATGTTCGCCACGATGTGCAGCCGTTGCACTTTGTCCGCTCTGCCCGGATTGTAGCCACGGCAAGGCACCCCGGCGTAGCGCAGGTCCTGGAGGATCGAAATGCCTGAGGCTTTCTCCTCGACCAGCACCAAATCGGTCTTTTTACCGGGTTCGCCGTACACGGACTCTTTGTACTCGTTCACCACCCGGGGGCGCAGGTCGGGGTAGGCAAGGAACTCCTCCCAGCAGTCGATAAGCATCACGCATATAGGTGAATCTTCGCTCGGCCTGAACACTCCCCAGACAGAACATGCGGTCGGATCATTGATAGTCTTTTCGGTGTAAGCACAATCGTAGGACTGCACAATATACATGAAATCGGGGAATGGCCGATCGGAGTCCCAAAGCTTGAACCACTCGCGCTTGACGATTCCGTAATCTTCCGGATCGATGACCTCGGCGTAAAGCTCCTGGCGTCCGAGTCGAGTTCCCTCGTACTGGGCGATGATTTCATCACGAAAGGTAGGGGCGAGGTTTCCGAAATTCTCATGCGTGGTCCCTGAAGTGACGAATACGCGCGGGTTTTCGAGAAGCTCCCGCACGATCGGAATCGGCTTGGGCGTCGTGGTGACGACACCGCGTGGACGTTGGCCGAGGCGTAGGCCGAACATCAGGTTCGACCACATTTCTTTGGCGTTGCGAAACTTCGCGAGTTCGTCGACCCAGAACAGGTCGTGCTGTGGACCGCGAAGCGTCTCAGGATCGTTGTCCGAGTAAATGGTCGCGATCGCCCCGTTCGGCCACTCGAGTCGGCGCTTAGACGGCACCCAATTCGGGCGGTTGGATGGGTGCGATATGGCCAGCAGCCCGGATTCGCCCTCGATCATTACGTCCCGTGCGTCCCCCGCGTCTTCGGCGATCAGCGCGATGCGTGAAGCGAGCTTTTGTTCCACGTGGAACCGGACGAATTCACCACCACACCGAGTCTTGCCCCACCCACGACCGGCAAGAATGAGCCAGATCGTCCAATCCTCACCGGGTGGGACCATCTGGTTGGGTCGAGCCCAGGTCGGCCAGTCGTAGTAAAGCTCCACCACCTCCTGATCGCTCATCTCGGACACAAAATCCGAGAAATTGTGCGGGTCAATCGGGGCTTTCTTCGCCTTGTACCTTCGACTTGGCGACCGCCTGTAATCGCTGGGCAAGTCGATCACGGAGTCCCTCAATATTGACATTCTGGTTAAGTGAGCCCGACACCGCGACGTTTACGTCTTTGGCTCGGAATTTCGCGTCGTATCCCATCAGGGTGAACTGCAGCAGGGAATCGGAATACTTTTTGATCGTTTCACCCGTCTTCACACCCTGGTGTACCAACGGCTCGTCGTGTCCGACCACCGAGCGACGGTAGGCCTCGGCTTTCATGGTGTCGACCATTTCGAGTTGGATGTCCTCCATCAGACGATCGAAGGTCGGATGCTCTGCCCTCCACGTGGACATCGCACCACGACTGACCTCGGCCGACGTGTACGCGTGTCTTAAGGAGAACTTCGCGTTCTCGGGCCCGTCCCGAAACTCGGCCAGGATTTGCAGCATGCGGTAGGCCTTGGTGCGCTCAAATCTGCGTAAACGTCCGACACCTTCCACACCTGGAACGCAAAAGATCAATGACTCGGCGTCTTCTTCGACCCCGCGCTCCTTAAAACGAACACGGTCCTGCTTCACCATGTCGTAAAGCATCGCGTACGTGATCCCCGCGCGGCGCTCGTACTCGCGCAGTGTTTCTTCACCCACCGCGTCGACGTCCACCACCGGCAAAGGTTCGATTTTTACTCCAGCCATGACGCGAAGTGTACCACAGACGCAACGTGTTCCACAACTGTTCCACCAGACTTGTCAAAATTCTCCTTCATGCATTTGCGTACGATACCGAGGTGTGGCCCTATGTGGTGGATGACGATACCTTGTCGTCTGGAAGTCTGCAGGTGTAGTACGGGTGTGGTCATATCCGTTCCATCGTTCCACCATAATGGAACAGCAATGGAACAACCCCACTGGTCCAAAGGCCCCGTCCCTCGGGGCTTCTCTTCAAGTACCCTCTTCTGTTCCACCGTTCCATCTCATATCCCCCCATATTCAGGTTTTCGAACCAAAAATATATACGTATATATGCATGGAACAATGGAACACTTGGCTCTCTGGTCCGTCGTACGGGGCTTCTGACCGTTCCATCTGTGTTCCATCATGATGGAACAATGGAACACTTCTCGGCTGCTGCCAAGACGGCACGAGACTTATCTCGGCCAGTGTGGCGAGGGTGCCACACACCGCCCGGAAAGGGCAGATCTACGAATCTTACCACGGCTGGTGCAGCGTGTCAACTAGTCTTTGCGTTTGTGTTTCACGTGAAGTCTTTTGGCCCACGCACAGCCCTCGGACGCGGAGTTTGTGCAGCGTCTCTTCGTACGGCACCTGCATTTCGACCAATAGTGCCGCCTCGTACCCGGGGATCAAAAAGAATTCCTGGCGTTCGAGGACCTGCAACCCCAGGAAGCAGCGAGCGCCGTGCCTGTGTGCGGACACCGCCCAGTTGCGCTGCCCGGAGGTCCACTTCGGGAGCCGGAGAGGGGTGCCGGGGCGCTTGGGTAGGTCGGTGAGGACCTTGAGTTCGATCCAGCCCGAGACCGCGCGGAGCTTGCACAGCGCGAACCACACGTCCGGGGTGTCACGGCCGACCTCGTTCTCGACTCGTTGCGCGAACCAGTGGCCCCCGAGGCGCAGGTCGAGCCAGCCCCAGAGGTTCTTTTCCGCACTCACAATTGAGCCCTCAACCCGGCCAATCGCCAGAGGCGTTTCACCTGCGTTTCGGTGACTGCCCACCCGTCGAGCCTGAGCATTGCGGCAATTTTGCGGTACCCGCAAGTGGGGTAGCGCTCCGCCTTGGCTTTCATTTCCTGGGTGACCCAAACTTGGTCCATCGCACTTAATCGTTTCGCCATTTCGCACCTCGTGAATTTGTGGAGCCGAAGCCCCGGGGTGAATTAACGCCAGCCTTCCTCGGCCAGTTCTCGCGCTTCGAGCGCCAAATCGTCGGCCTGTCCGTACTCAATGTAGGCGTCCGACCCGTACACGGGGCGACCGGTGGCCCAAGAGTCGAACCCGACCGGGAGCTTACCCAGGCTTTTCGCGCGGACGTTGAGCGCGTCGGCCATTTTGCAGGCCTTCGCCAAGGCGATCCCCTCGTCCCGATCGGTGGCCACGTGCAATTCCCGGGTGTCGCCACGCTCGTTGCAGCCGCGAACGTAGGCCGCGAATCCGTACTGCTCGCCACGCGGGTTGCTGTAGTCCGCGAACTCGGGATCGATGCCGACCACGACGACGTAGGATACCACGTTAAAGGCGGTGTTGCTGGGTGTGAATGCTTGCATGTCTGTAGTCCTCTATTAGTAGTTGGGGTGGTGGTGTGGGGCCGGAGCCCCTTAAGCTATTAGTAACGGTAGAAACCGGGGGCGACGCCGAGGAATCCGCCGGTGGAAGTCCGGCGCATCATCACCTCGCTCTGGTCGATCACGCCTACCCACCGACCCCAGGAGGCGATGAACAGGACCATGTAACGGGCGGTACGGCCTTCGCGGTCGAATTCACGTCCGACGCGCAGTGCTGCTTCGGCGGTGGCTTTCTCGGCTGCAGCCTCGGTCGCGTAGTTCTTGCAGGGGGCGGTCTTGGTGCCTTGACGCGCTTCTTCGATCCGGGCGGTGACTGATTTGATGATGTTCATTTCGCTGTCCTCTATTGGTTAATGTCTTGCTACTACCGAACCTCTATTATAACACCGGTGAAACACCTTGTCTATCTGTCAACCCCAGTCGTCCGACGAACGGTCAGCCTTTCGACGAACGGCGGAGCGCGTTCACGATCCGCATCGTAGCCACTCCGGCATTTGGTGCCCCCTCGACGAGCGCCGCGTAATCGATGCCGTACTGGGCGCAGAGCCTCGAACGGGCGTCGGGGCACTTCCCGGCCTCACGGAGCGCATCGGAGGCCCAGTCCGGTATATTAGCCTTAACCCGGGGCTTCGAATGCAACGGAAGTACCTCCGGAGGGCTCGGCGGGGTTATCTCTACCGGAGCGACCCTGGGCTTCGTGCGCATCACCGCCTCGAACCCCCGGAAGGAGGCACCACGCGAGACGATCTTCCCGCCCCGGATTTCGGTGCCGTCCCAGGCGCGGTACGTTTTCGCATCGCCGTCCAGTTGGCGAATCTTCGCCCACCACGGGATGTAGAAGGGATCCCCGACTCCCCGGGGGGCGTGTTCATCGATAGCGAGTTCAAAGCTCATTGAGTCCTCCACAAGGGCTTGAGTGGGTGGTGCAGCGGGTTCACCGATCGCGCGGTGGGTGCCATCGGGTCGATCGCCAAAGGGGAAGGGCCATTTAACCACAGAGATTCTCCTCGATCCAGGCCTCGAGCGCTTGGAAAGCTTCCCAGCGGTCGAAGGGCTCTTCGCCGACGGTCCTGAATTCGGCGTCGATGTCCGAACCCGAAATCGAGCAGTCGAATTGGTAGACTCGACCCTGGTGCAGCATTTCACCGGCAAACCGCCCCTTCGCGAGGCGGATCCGGACGTTTGCGGGTTTGGTGGTCATCATGCTCCTTTGAGGTAGCGGCGCAGCATGTTGCCGAGGTTCATGCGCTGCATGCCGACGTTGAGGTGAGCGAACCGGGAGACCAAATCGGCACGGGAAAGTCCCATCTGGGTCGCGACGAAAGTGTACACTTGCTCGAGCGTCTCGCATTTGCGAAGCTCGACCGCCACGAAATCGCCCTTGTCCATCGAGCGGACGACTTGGCCGTTCACGGTCTTGCTGTAATTCTGGTAGAACTGCAGGTAGAGCGAATCCACCACGCCGTTCTTGCGCTGGTCGAGGGGGAGCTTTTGGCGAGCCGCAGCTGCTGCTGCCGCTTTCTCGGCTTTCAACTTCGCGACCGGGCCTGTACCATCAGCATTGTAGCTGCGCACTACGGTCTGGGGCGTGGAAACGTCCTCGGGCAAATCCAGGGCTTTGGCAAGGGTCTCTACGATCGAATGCAAGGCGGAATTGCGGACTTTGTACTCGCGACCGCTGCCGACATCGGCCACCGTGGTCCAGCCGCCTTTTACGGCGAGGATCTTGACGAGGTCGTCGGTGGGGATTACACGGGCGGTGGTGATGGTGGCTTGGTTCATTGCGTTTTCCTCTATCGGTTTGGGTGGAATGTTTGCTACTAACGAACCTCTATTATAACACCGGTGCGATACTTTGTCAAGCCGGAAACGGGTTTCGAACCTGCCGCTCGTCGGATCGGATGAACGGTACAGGCCCCCTCGCCTGCAGCGCGTCCCGGTAACCCTCGTAATGCGCCAACCAGATTCTGACGAGCATATCTCCGCTCAGCTTCTCGACCGACCCTTTTTTCACTAGGTCCAGGTAGGCGTCCCTGCGTCCGTTGGCGTATCCTGAGGCCGCAAGGTGTAGCTCCTCCGAAGGTGTCATTGTTTACCCCTTGCTCGGATTGCTTGCGCGGCCAGCTTTGTAATGTCTGACGCATATTCAGGATGTACGGCAAGCACATCACACACCTTCGCACACGCATTACGCTCAGACTCCCTGATCTGCCACTCCAACTCTTTCAGAAGGTCTTCAATGCTATCGCCGTGTCCTGTAGCGCAGCCTTGTCGCGTCATCCATGCAGCCACTTTCTCACGCTCGGCAGCAACGGCAAGAGCGGCGAATCGTTCAAGGAACTCAGTGGACTGAGTGCCGACCCATGATGTCCAGCCGTGGCTTGTAATGTCGAAGCCACCAGCCTCCCTCGCCAGTTTGATAATTTCTTCTTGGTTCATATCTCACCTTTAATGACGTTGATCGCATACTTGTAGTAGTTGTGCGACTCGTTTCGCTCTTGCAGTCGCCCAAGGATGTCAATGATCTGCTTCTCTTTCTCAGCAGCGACAAGGGTGGCGAAGCGAATGCAAAAGTCCTGCACATCGCTTATGAAGGCATCGCCGTGCCAGACGTGCATACCTTTCCCGTGGGAGAGTGCTTCTATGTGCGCTTCCTTAGCCATGCGTAAGACATCTCCACTATTCATCCTTCACCCCTTGCTCGGATTGCTTGCCCTAATGACCACACATCATCACGACCATAAGGCCAGTGATCACACAACTTCGCACACGCCTCTCGCTCAGCTGCCACGGCGGTTTTGAGTTCTAGCTTCATGCGCTCCAATTCTTTAAGCAAGTCTTGACGATTCATGCTCATCACCTTCATCATGTCGATCATGCTTTGGATGTGAAAGCTCAGAGTTCTCACCTCGTTCTCCAAGAATTCTTCGCGTGTAGCATAAGTGCCGAATTTCCTAGTGCTCATTTCTACTCTTTCGCTTTCATGATTTCTTGCTTCCCGTGAATGATAATGCTTTTCATTTCAGGAGGGATTTTCGGTAACGGAGCCCAGGCCAACGCCCAGTCAGCCCAGGTCCCGATCACGCACACGCCACTCGGGTTCAGAAGCAGCATCCGCACGCCCATCGGGGGCGGGTGTTCCTGCGGTGACCGCCACGTGGCTTCACCGGCGATGTAGCTCTTCACACCCGGGATTCGGCGGAGACGAACCAGCGTTTCACGCAGTCGTTGGTCGAGTGCACTTGGACTTCGTCCACCCCGAGCCACTCGGCGAGGATTTTGGCCAATACCGCGTTCGTCTTGAAAGGCAACGGCATCGTGGACCCCACGAGCATTTCGTACACCTGCGACGCGGTCAGCCCCTCGGACTCGAAGGAGGCGATCGTGTGGATGGCCTCATCCCGGGTGTAGACCTTTTTAACGGGTGGGGCCGGTTTCGCGGGTTCCGGGGTGTCCTCAAGCGGGAGCGGGAGCCCGACTTGCTCAAACGCTTTTCTTACGTCAAGCTTGTGGAACGTCAACGCTTCGTGATCGTCGATGGGCGGGGTGGTAAGCTTACCTTTTCTGGTGACCATTGGTGTAGAGACCTCTATTAGTGTCTTAAAAAAGCGGGGAAACCCTGCGCGGATCCCCCCGAAACGTCGTTAACCCTTACAACAGGAGAAGCGGACCGAGGAGAGGTCCGCACTCGACATTATACCAGAGCGAGCGCCGCAGTCAATGCATTGCGTTTCATCCGGGCACCGGCACCGAACCAAGCGGACTGCAGCCGAGTATCTGTGCTTGTAGCTTTGCGCTCGTGGTCCGTGAACCGGGTGATCGCGTTCACCAGCCCCCAGGCTGTACCCTGCGCGGTGCGGGTGTTCTGGCCAATGCCGTTCAGGTAGATCGAAGTCACGAGTTCGAGCATCGGGCGATGCGCGTCGAGGTCGACCTCTTCCTGGTCGGGGTAGAGCACATCGAGAAAATACTTGGTCGCCTCGGCCTTAGAAACCGTGCGTTTCGAAAGCTCGACCGCGTCTTTCTTGAACCGCTCCCAGGTCCCGCCGATCAGCCCAAGGTCGGCCTTGACGCGTTCTGCGTTGAACTTCGTCGAATGTGGAATGCGGACTTGGCCTTGACTTTCGCGGAGCGCGTCGTTCAACGTGTTCTGGCATACGGTCCGCACCGAGGTGAACTGCGCAACATTCGCCAGCGTCCCGTCGCACGAGGTCGCGACCTGGACGTAAGGGCGGATCGTGTCGCCACCACCGACATCGAACGAGTCGTCGATCCGAGCGAGCGCCCAGTAGGTGGCACCACCACGGAGCATCCCGGCGGTCTCCATCTTGAACCCGCCGATATCGATCAGGTTCCGGAAGAACTCCATCACGTCGCGCGGCTGGGTGATGTTGTAATTCGAGGACATGACTGAAAGCGGTTTGCCGGTGTCCGAACGGTAAAGCGCCCAACGGTTGGGGACCGTGTTCACGCAGACGGGGTGATTCTCCTCGTCGCGCACCTCGTACTGGATCGCGCCCTTCTTGACTTCCCAGTTAAATCCCGCTTGCTCAATCCAGGTGTCGAGCGTCGCATTCGCGTCCAGTTCCTGTCCGAGTCCGTGCCAGGGGGTGCGACCGACGTAAGCCATGTTTGCGCGACCGTTTGAAAAATCGAGTTCGTGTGCCATTTAAGATGTCCTCTATTGTGATTGATGAACCTCTATTATAACACCAGTGGGACAACTCGTCAATAGATCTGGCTCCTCGTCCGACGAACGGTAGTCATATTCTTTCTTTGTCGAATGATGTCCCGCATTTACCGCACCACCACCACGTCCAGCCGAGACCGTTGTCGTGAAACTTCCCCCGGGTGTGACCCTCTTTCTCGCAGTCTTCGACCAATTGCTTTCTCGCCGGATAATACACGGTTCGATCGTACTCGTCCATAAGCTCCTTCATCTTGTCGTGCCGTGCTTTGTCGATCTCGTGCCTACGAGTCCAAATGCTTTTATCCATGGTTGCGTTCCTTGAGCTTCTTTTCGATGGCTCGGGCAAATCGGTACATTTTCGGATCTTCCTCGTACCCGTTCATATCGTGTATCTCCGCATCCGTCAGTCCCCGCCATTCAAGTTCAGGCTTCCCCAATTCCTGAGCCGCGAACGACATGGCTTGTCCGAGTTTTTTCACCAACACCTGCTCAATTAAAGGGACTATGGACGCTTGTAACCACTCCCGAATCGCTTGATCTTGTTTAGGTGTCGTCTCGTAGGTCATGTGTTCTTCTCCTTGAGTCTTTCTTCGATCTCCTCAGCGAAAGCCCAGATGTCGAAGTCCGGTCGTCGCGCGGCGAAATAACACTCGTCGATGTCGCGGTCGGTCAGCCCAACCCACTGCTTTTGTGGTGCGGTGTAGAGGGGCACTGTGTGGTGCAGGTCAGGACCTGTCCGTACTTTCATGTCAAAGTTTCGCAGGTCGTATGAATTGGCCCACGCCACCGGCTGACCGTCATCTGCTGGTGTTTTCGCATTCTTGTTCTCACTCATTGATCTTTCTCCTTGGGTTGAACCGTCGGCGATCGCTCAACGGTGTGAAATACGGTGTCGCACACTTTACACACTCGGCGTCGCTCGGTGAAATACCGCCTCGCGTTTGCGTCCCAATAGTGCCGAGAGTCCGCGACTCGGGTCGAACCGGCGTGACCGGTGCGGTCGTCGTGGCAGTAAGGGCAAAGCATCGGTCACCCCTTCCACCATGAGCGTATCGATTGGTCGATCAGCTTCATCGAATCCTTGTGCATTCGGTCCCTCGCGCTGACCGAGATCCCGAGATCTCCTATCCCGTTGCGCTTCCGATCGAGCCAGTCCCGGTGTCGCTCGACATCATTTTTAAGAACGTACCAGGGGCGATTGTGAAAAAACGCAAATTCCACGATCTCGTTGTGGTTCTTGAGCATCCGCACAATACGCTCCGCTTCGCGTCTAGTGATCCCGATCTCGTTCTGCATGTCGCCCGATGTACTGGGTCCAGTTCGGCGAAAGTAATCGAGCGCGTGTTGCAGCTGCTCGGCTAAGTTAGACTGCCTACCCATTGGTAAAGGTCCTTGGCCCAAAAAAGTGAAAGAAGTGCCGCCATTCCGATCGCGTAGGCCAGGAGATCCTTCGCTCCCGCCCAGGCGTCCGTACGGCGGTGCAGCAACGCGGTTTGCAGCCGGTCCATGTCACCGCTTTGATCGTAAACCGGACGGGGCACATACGTGTACCCGATCCGGACCCCTTTACGCGTCGTCACGTATCGGGGCTTCATCACACCAGGACCATCGAGCGGATATTCATCTGTTCCACCGCTTTCTGGTGCTCGGCAATCCACTTCGGCCCAAGGGCATCCTTCACCGCTTGCGAGTCTAACCGACTCTGGGATGAGAACGTAATTTCGACCTGGAACTGCTGGCCCCTGTAGACGGCTGCACCCGCCTCGCGAAAGCTCTCCTTCAGCGCTTTCTCCCGCGCCGCAAGCTCGGCAAGCTGCTGGCGGACCCGCGCCAACTCGTCGACCATTTGTTCGGTGATTACTGGTGTCTTCTTTGCCATTTTCGTCCTCTATCGGTTTGTTTACTGGAGACTCTATTATAACACGGGTGCTATAATCTGTCAATCCCCCTTCACTTCTGTAGCCGGTTTGCAACGAGTGTGGCATATCCGGCGATATCCGCCCACGAGTCAACGTTCCTAGTGTTTCCATTAACGATCCTAGAGATTTTGTGTAAAATCATTGCGAGCGCCTCCCTCTGGTAAGAGTCCATCGTGGTGTAGCTGCGCCCGGCCCTAGTTATGTCCTGTAACGCCTGGGAGATTTGCGCCTGTGCGGTGAAATCGCCGTATTCGGAGCCTCGCTCCTCGAGTATTGCATTCAAATCAATCGTCATAATCAAGATCCTCCGCGTCAAAGTCTTCTATATCTAGGTCATCATAGCCGTACCGCTTTTTGAATTTTTCAAAATCGAAAGGCTGTCCGATTCTAGCCGCTCGGGCCTGCGCTTCATTTAACCTACTCCTATAAGTTAAAGTAGGCACCCTATCTGCCATTTCATCTTCCGTCTCCCTCGCTACAGCCTTGAGCGTCTCGTACAATTCCGGATTCGCGGATTTGATATCCCGCATCACTTGTTTCAAGTTACCCTCTTCACCGAAATTGTCTATAAACGATCTGAAGTACTCCAGCGGACCCCAGGCCCCGTCACTCAATAGACCCGGATCGGCGACTGATCCGATGGGGTCCCTCATGGGATAAATTTTCATATCCACTAGCTCTTCGGGATTAATCGCATCTCCGAATTGTTCAGTGACCACCTTGACAATCTGATCGTCACTTAACCCCTGCTTGATCCCTTGAGCGATTACGCCTTGAATGGTAGAAGGTGAAAAGACACTGGGTTTCGTCACAGTTTTAACCACTTCGGATGCTATCTCTTTGACGGGCTGCATTGCTGCGGTAGGTAGCATTCGTTGTGCACCCTGCGCCAAAGCGCCCTGGAGTACCTGCCGTCTGGAGACGGGAGCCTCCGCTATTTTCTCGATAGCCGATAACGCTGGGTCCTGCGACATCTTCGCTGCTTCGGTGGCGGTCACAGGTAGATTAGGCGTCGAGGTCGGCGAGTTCAACACATTACCGAGAGACATGAATTTACGTCTAGACATATCTGGAGTCTTGGTACCTTTGGTGGCGAGTTCTGCAGCCATTTCAGCTACGGTCTTTTTCACCCCACCACCACCGGAGAAAGAAGCGACCGAACCACCATCTTTGTACCTGCCTTTGAACCCTTCCTCCAGATTCATCCCACGACGCTTGGACTGGTTCAGAATCTCCTCCGCTGCTTCCTCTCCGGTGCGACCCGCGAGGATCTTCTCGATCAACTGCTCCACCGTTGCCGCACGGCCCAGGGTGTTGGGGCCTATGCCCTTCTGGATGCCGTAGGCGCTTCGGTTGGTGAGTGCGGGGACTGCCAAATGACGAAGCAGTCCTGGATCCCCAGGCTCGAGCATCACTGGTTCGCGTACCGGTCCGGCGATTCGAGCGAGTTGTGATTCTTTAAAACCCAACGTGCCGGTAATTTGGTCCGGTGTCATTTGCGTCATGTGCTGAGGCCGAAGCGCTACTGCCTGCTCGAAAAGTGGGTCACCCCGTCCCTGCTGCAGGACCTCCATCATCGGACGAGCCATCCAATCTGCAACCTCCGCACGGTCAAATAATTGAGGTGATCGGTTCATCCTACTGATCACCGGTGCGATATTCTCGTAATCACCATGTCGCAAACCGTAGGACATCACGTTCCCAAGTCTACGCAGTTCATTAACATCGGTTAGTGCGGTGGGACCCGAAAAAGCACCTGCGGCACGGAGCTGGTCATAAAGCGCCGCGTACTGCATAGCGCCCATCCCCTCGCCAGCGTCAAGTGCACCAATATCATACACACCGACCTCGTCCGGTACAGGTCTTCGGGCTTGTGCATCCTCGGCACGATTGTACATCCGGTGGTAAAGCTCCTCGGGAGTAGATAAAGAGCCACCAAAAACTATATCTCGGTCCGGATACAAGCTGAATTCCGACAACGTCGTGTAAGGACTCGAAGGTTTATAAACCCTCTGTTTTACCCCGCGCTCGAGTGGGAGTTTTCCCTGCACCATCCGCGCCCGATCACTGACCGATAACGAATCGAAGGGGTCCGGAAGCCTCGGAGTCTGCTGCAGTAGCCTAACCTCACCTGTGGTCGGATCTTTCCCGAACATCTGCGCCTTATTGTACTGCTCGATGATCTCGACTGGAGTCATTCCTCTTTGCGCTTTGGCGAACGACTCCGGAATGCGCTTCGCCCCCGGGAGATTCGCGATCGCGCGGGTTCCCGCTCCGACTTGGCCCATAAGGTCCAAGAATGTGAGTGCTTTGCTAGGTCCCGCCATAATACACCTCGTCGCTGGCTCTAAGTGTCTGAATATGCACGTCTACCGTGCGCTGAACATCTTTGCAGTATCCACCGGCGAGATTCCACACGAGAGGGATCTTGGACTTCCTGGCTGCGCGAAAGATCCCGAGGTCGCGATTCCGCAGACCCTCGAGCGTGAGGTACCCAGCACCATAAGGGTCCTCGATCCACGCGTCAGCACCGGCTTGGTACATTATTATACTAGGCTTCGACGACGAAATCAAGCCAGAGGCCCACACCTCCCACTCATGAGCGTTTGGCTTGTAGCGCGAGACAAACGACTCCATATCCAGATTCGTCACGTGTCGAACTCGGTCGTGCGCGGCCAACGCCCCGATGATGTCGTCCGTCCCATCCCCGTAGTGACCATCACCGTCGAAGATGAGCGCCGGTTTGATCGCTCCGCTACTGAGTGCCGCGATCATCAACCCGTTGAACGTGCAATATCCGCCTCCAGAGTCGAACCCCGCGTGGTGGAATCCTTGGGTGGCTGAGCATGCGACCTCCGCTTTCTTCTCGCTCACGTGCCGAGTCGCGGCCAGGAAGTTCGCGTTCGTGTACCTGAGTGTCTCGTTAAGCACCGGATCGGTATTTCCGAATCCATTGGGGGTCTTGCCCGAGAAGACGTTTACCACGTACTTAATTGAATGCGCGGTGATTAACTCGACGTTCTTCAACGGTTCAAAATCGGTGAGCAGCGGTCGCGCGGCCTGTCGCACGAACATCGGAATCTTGCGATAAGACGGGAAGTCGAAGTCGCAGGACTGGCGGAGATTGTAGAAAATCGGGGTCATTAAGTTCCTCTATGTGTGTTAAGACCCTAATTATACCACGGGCGGGGTATCTGTGTCAACATCCGTCTCCAAGTAGTACTCCTTGAGCTTCGGATCCGTGATCGACGGGTACTCGCGCGTGGTGAATCGGAATTGACAGGCCGTGCACTCCCTGCGACGACGCGTTCCACCATCCGCGTTTTGGTACACGGTCGTGACCTGGGTGATACCGCCACATTTTACGCATTTCATATCCCGATCTCCTCGCTCACGCGGCGCACCGCGAAATCAATATCTAATTCCTCGAAAACCCCATGCCACTTCTGTACACATCGGTCGAGCGACGCTTCAAGCCCAGCCCGGACAGCGACTGCACTCTGCCCGATCCCGTGGTCACTCAAGAACCAAATCGCCTCGATCAAGTCCGCGATCTCCACGTACATTTCGATGGGCGTCCCAGCGATCCGACGCTTGTCGGCGATGTACCCCGGGTCCACTACCTCCTCGGACTTGTCGATAATGTCCAGCCCACCCACCTGCTTCAACACCCGCTTGTAGGGCGTCGGGGTGTCCCCGGTGCGAACCTCGACCATATCGTGCGAGAGCGACCAGTGCATGAGCCTCAACGCGTACTGAGGGTCGAGCAGCTGCTTGTCCCTGCAGTGCCGAGCGAGTTGGCCGACGATGAGGGTGACGTTGAAATGATGCTCCGCGAGATTCTGAGTGCGCGAGACGTTGACGATCTGCCACCGCTTGACGTGCGAAGCACGGAGCTGTTCAGCTAGAGAAAGACCCATCCTGGTTACCTTATCGCTTTAAGACGCTCAAGCCGGTCGATGATCTGTCCACTTTCGAGCGGTTCGAAATTCTCGAACTCGAAGTGATCCACGGCACGACTGAGCGCCTGATTCCATATCTCTCGCACGAATTCCCTGGTGTGCGAGTCCTGTTCGCCTAGTAACTCGCCAAACCGACGCGTGTACCAGATCTCGAATACTTCATTACGGTTTTTCATCATGTGTATGCCTCATAATACGGGTTTGAGAGTCCACGGTCCAGGAACGTCCTACATTAATCGCCATTTTTTCGGTCACCGCCTTTTGAATATCGATGCCATTAATCGCCGCCAGATCGAGCAGCAGAATCATTATATCCGCGAACTCTGCCGCCGCCTTCGGATCCCGGGCATATTCGCCCACCTCCTCGTAGAGCTTAAGCAAAATGTCGGGTGTTCTCCTATTCGGGAACACCTCGTCCGCCCAAGTGGTGACCACCTGCTGCAGCCGCCGAATATCTGCTCCCCCGCGCTTGGCGAAAGCATTAACGGACCGTACGGCCAAGTCCGCGTTCTTTTCGCAATTCGCAAGCACCCCGTTATACTGGTGCTTGACCTCGAAGTTCGCGACCGCCGCCCCGTTCGCATCCACTACCACTAAATCGGTATCTGGGTGGATGGACCAAGGGAGGGGATTTTGCTCGTTGGTGTGAAGCAACGAGTTCATTATGAATTCATTCGCCATCTTTTAAGCTCCTACTTTATTACGAAACTGATAACGCTGCCACTTGGATACGATCTCTTTACGCCGCGCCGTGTAATTATCACCCTCGGACAGCATCACCACCGAGTGGATATCTGGGCCTAAACCCAGCCATTTGATCCGAGCCCCGGTCTCCTCGATCGCGTTCACGATCGATAGCAGGTACTGCTCGTCCTGCACATAATTCACGAAGTTTAAGAACACCTCGCTCGCACCCGAAAGGTCAATCGCCTCGAGGATCTGCTGCCGACTGAATGTGAAAATGCGCCTGGGGAGCTTGGTCACCGTGGTGAGCTCGGTCGGCTGGCCAATCTGCTCGAACGAAATCTCGGTCTGGTCCAGGTGTCCCGGCCCACTGAAGCCCACCTGCCGCCCGTCCGAATCGAATCGATTAGCCACCCGGATCGGGTAGGTCCGCGCGGTGCCGACCACACGACAGGAGGCCTGATTGAAGATCGCCGCCGGGATCCCGCAATCGGCCAGGATTTGGAAGGTGCTGACGTCCCGCGAGGTGGTGTAGGGGTAGAAACCGTGGTACATGGAGAGCCCCACACCCTGCGCACCCTCGATTAGGATATGAGTCGAATCGTGGATCGCTCGCGTGTACTGCTCGGTGGTGCACACCAGATTCACGAGTTCCAGGAAGTCCTTCGCGACGGCCGGTTTGTTCGGCTGCCGACGGATTCGGGAGATCATCGCCGCACCCACGCCCTTCTTGGTCGAGCCGATCGCCGTCATGCTTTGCGCTTCCTCTTCCAAGTGCTCATCAGTCACCACCGCTGCATGCGGGTGAATCATGATCTTGATTCGCTTCTCTTCGATTATATCCTTGCACTGCTCGATCTCGGCCAGAAGCTGCGCCGGATTGATGACCGAGCCTGGACCCAGCAGTACCCTACGAAGGTAGGGGGCCACGATGCCGTTGGCCAGATGCGTATGTACGAACTTTCGCCCTCGAGCATCAATGAACGTATGCCCCGCATTAGGTGCCCATGCGGTAATCACCGTGTCGTATCCCTCGTAGGTGGCAAGGGTGCCGACGATCAGCCCCTTGCCTGTGCTACCGAATTGAAGGTCAATGACCAAATCGATTTTCTTCATCCTTTTGCCTCGTACCAATCTTCACCCAAGCCCCAATCACAGGTAATCGGTACCCGGAGCTTGATCGGGCAATCGATACCATCAAATGTAGTGTAAATCTGCGCGATCTTCTCGGCGTGATTTAACGAATCCTTATCGAGCGAGATCCCGACCTCGTCGTGCACGGACAGCAGCAGCCGCCCCACCCCGTGGCCGGTTAAGTAACGGTGCAGCTCAATGAGCTTCATCTTCATGCAGTCGGCCGACGTCGCTTGGTAAATCAGCCCCGACGCCTTGTGCACGAATTGCCCACCCGGGAATCGGATATGCCGCCCCATGATCGAATGCACGAACCCGCGTTCTTTGGCGATCGAACTCGCCTTGCTCGCCATGTTCCGCATCCCGGGGTTCGCGGCATGGTACCGCTCGAAAAGCTCCATCGCCTCGGGTCCCGCCTTCAGGTACGCGTTCCCATTCGGTCCCGTCTCCTCGGTGTAGGGAAGTCCGCATTCTTGGGCCAGCCGCCCGGAGCCCATATTGAAAGCAAGCCCGAGATTGATCGCCTTCGAGGAGGGACCCCCGGCGTACTGCGCGTTCCGGGGGATGCCGGTCATGTCGGACACCAACTGGTGGAAGTCCAGATTCGGATTCGCCCGGTAAGCTTCCAGGATCGATGGCACCTGCCCGTAGTGATTCGCCACCCGAAATTCGAACTGCGACCAATCGAGCCCCAGCCATTTCGCGCCGTGATCCGCCTTGAAGATCGGGCGCACGAGCGATTTGATCGCTACGTCCCGCGACGGAATCTGCTGCAGCGCCGGATTCGTGATCGAGAGCCGTCCGGTGCCGGTCCCGGCCTCCGCATCGTTCTTGGTCTGGTTGTAGTTGCAGTGTATCACCCCGTCCTGCTGGTGTCCGAGAATATGGCCCTGAATGAAAGTGTCGCGGGTCTTGAGCATTTTGCGGAGATCGAGGATCATCTTCGCCGCCGGATGCTTCATACGACGCAAGCAATCGGCATCGATTGATGCCTTCCCGCCATCAGTCTTCCCTGCCCGAGTTCCGTCGATCAGGTACCACTCATTATCCTCCCCTAGGGTCGGCTTGAATAGCTGTGCGATCGATCCGGAAGGGTTCGGGTTGATCTCGAACCCGGCCTCCGTATTCAAGTCCCGCTGCATATCGTCGATGCGCTTCGTGAGGTGTCGGGAGGCTCTCTCGGCCATATCGACGTCGACCCGCACTCCCTCGGTCTCCATATCGATAATGACGGGCATCAGTTCGCGCTCGAGCCTGTGGACTCGATGCAGGTTCTGCTTCTCGATCTCGTCGCGCTGCCACAGGTAGAGCTTTCGCGTAACTACCGCATCCTGGATTGCATACCGCGCCACGATCTCTTGAGGAGCGCGTGAAATGTTCGGCATCTGCGCGTTGCGTGTAGCACGACCCCCAAATATCTTCGCCAGTTCATCGTAGATCTCCGTGTCCTTCTGCGCCCCGACATACTTCCGCGCCAAGAAATCCAGCCCGTAGGTCGGTTCATGCTCGTTGATTAGCGCCGCCCGAATCATCGTGCAATCGATCCGGTCGGTCGGGATACCCACCCGAGCTTCACGCAGGAAGTGTAGGTCGAACTTGAAATTATGCCCGACCCACACCCCGACCCGATCCTCGGCGATAAGATCGCTTAACCAATTCAGGATCTTCGGCGTCGCCCGTACATCCCAGTACCCGGCGGTGCCGTCGGGAAGTGCGATCGAGACTCCGAATACCTCATCCTCCCACCACTTCAGGCCGGTGGTTTCGGTGTCCACCACCAAGTAGGGGATTTGGCCGTCAATGCGTGGGATGTTCATCAGAATGGGATATCGTCGTCTATATCGTCGAAATCCGTCGCCGCGTTCTTGCGACCCGTGTTCGCACGGTTCGGGGCGTCCTTCGGCGTGACCTTAATCGAGAAGTAGCGCTTCCCCTCGATCTTGGACCCGGGTCTGCCGGTGTTAACCCAGGCCGATATCCAAAAGTCGCGACCTTCAACGTTGAGCGATCCAGTGAACTCAGGGTGCGAGTCTGTGGTCCGATTTTCATTCCGCATCAGTAGACCGGAATTGGTGTTGTCGTACTGTTTCATTAAGTCCTCTATGGTGGTGAAGGGTCTATTATATCACTCGTGGGATTATCTGTCAATTATCTAGGTTATAGCCATTGTAGCCCTCCACAATATCTAATACGTCTTTGCTGCGCGTCAACGCCACGTACCATACCCGGATCTCATCGTCGGGCTTAGTGTGCGCATTATCCGCCACGCGATTCGTCATATCCGTAAGTACGATGACGCGATTCGCCTCATGGCCCTTAGCTGCGTGAATAGTGGAGAGTCGTATAGTTGGCTCCACATCGATGTCGACCTCCTGGTAGTAATCGATAACGCGGTGTGGCATTTCGATCGCGATGTAGAAGGGGGATGCCACGACTGCCATGTAATCGTTTCTTTCGAGCGCTGCCTTTGTCTCCCTTGATCCCACTGCAAAGAGAGCCGATCGATCAGAGTCTGATAGACGTTTTCCGTCACGAATCTTGTTGTAGGATCGAAGGCCAACGGCATACCGATTCTGGTACATTCCCGGACGGCCCGATTCGCGAACATAGGGGATGCGGCGATCGATGAGCGCGTTTTCAGCTTCGCGCAGGATTGAATGCGTCCGTGCCAAAACCAGCGTATCCTCGCCGTGTTCAACATCAACCGACGCCATTGACCCATGGTTCCGTACTGTGCCTGGGCGTCCACAAGAATCGAACTCCTTATCCACGCGGAAAAGGACTCGACGAATGAGGGACTGGGATTTTTGGTGCACTGTAACAGGAAGTCGATGCGAGAACGAGAGCACAACGCTATCACCCTTGTGCTTCGAGCAGAATTTTGCCATACCGTGTGGATCAGCGCCCGACCAAGCATATATTGCTTGGTCATCATCCCCCGCGACAAAGACTTGATGTGCGCGTTTTGCGAGCCGCTCAATAACACGCCACTGCAGAGGTGAAAGGTCTTGTGCCTCGTCGACAAAGAGGACTTCAATCCCTTGTCGAACAGCTCCCGAGCTGGCTCGCTCGAGCATATCGGTGAAGTCGTAATAACCGTAGGTCTTCTTCCAGTTCGCGTACGCGGAGACGAACATCTCATATTCCGCACGAGTGCCCGGACGATCCGAAATCTCGTAGATTTCGGAAGGGTGACTGAAGGTGTTCCGTGCATAGTTAAGAAGATCCAAGTAAGCATCCCCGTCGGTGCGCTCTTCATCGTCCTCGGGGGACTTGCCGACGATCGGAATGCCGGTGACTTTAGAAAACTCACGCAGCTTGATATGGTCCACCACCTGGGCTTGCTTTAACCCTAGGGAGCGAAACGCCATCGCGTGAATCGTCGATACGTTATCGGACCGCTTCAGACCAAGCCTGGATAACGCTTCGCTCGCCGCCGCACGAGTGAACGATAGAAACGCTATCCGCTCGGCCTGGACACCGGTCTCGCGCGTGTGCTGCACTAACCGCAGCAACTCCGTGGTCTTACCGGTGCCAGGAGGACCGTAGATGGCCCGGACGTGCATCAGTACTCGGTTTCACCGACGTCAGCCGCGTCATAATCATTGCTGACCTTGACGCCACCGGACTTGATCGTGGTGAAGAGCTGGAGCGCACGATCATAAAGCGATTTGTTCACGAATCCCAACGGAGCGATATTGAAATTGTAATAGGACTCGTTCCGCGCGTTGGTCTCCTCGACCGAAGACAACGTGTACGCACGGGCGAACGAATCCATGTTGGTCATGCGCACCAACGAATTCCAACGCTTGCTGACCTTCATCTTCGATTTGCTCATCGAAAGCACAGCCTCGGTGACCTGCCCCAGGTGATGCACGAGCACGAAGTGCTGCGCGGTATCTATCGCTTCGAGCCCATCCTCACCGAGCTTGGAGATCTCGGCTAATGCGTCTTCGCGGGTGTTAAATGCACCCCGGAAGCCATTGCTGCCGCCACCACCGAGCTTGCGATCCTTCCAGATCAGGTACTGCTTGGTGTAGAACACCGGAATCACGGTGACCGACTCGCCATAAAGCTCGCGGGTCACGTTATTGAACAGCATCCCCTCTTCGGCCCCCTCGATGTAGGAGGAGTCCTTCTTGTTCCGCGCCGGGGATAACGCCTGGATCACCTCGATTCGAGGAATAATCATATCGTCCGTCGTGATGTTCTCCGTTCCCCGCGTCGTGCCGGTCGGGAGCCACTCGGGAGCATCCGTAGTGACAATATCGAAATCGCTCTTCGCGGTAGTGACTAACTCTTTAGCTTTCGCCATTTGTAATTACTCCATTACAATTAACAGACGGGACCTCCCGCCAGTACCCGGCTCGCGCCGAATTCGTTTTCATGCCTTCGTAATCGAGGCACGTGTGAAAGGGGAGACGTTCAGGAGTTCATCCGGATACGCCTCACCGCTCTTGACCATATTCTTCACCGTGGCTTTCAACGTCGACGGATTCACGGTCTCGGCGATCAGGTCCGACCGACCGTTGTCGCGCAGCCACTGGTAAAAATCACCCTTCTTGTCCGCCTTGACCGACACGTGCATATCTGCGGTGAGCGACACTCGCCCCACCCCGGTGACGTTGATTCGGTCGATCCCCTCCTCTTCCATCTGCCCGGGGATCTTGGTGATTCGCAAAAAGTCGAAATGCTTGTTAAGGTCCTTCGTCTGGGCTTCAAGCCGGTCCTTCTTGCTCTGGATCTCGTGCATGCGGATTATCAGCTCGGTGAGCTTCAACCCGTCGTAGATCCGGAATTCTTCGTTGAGTGCGTCTTCAGATGACATCTTCCACCTCCGTCGTATCGATTTCTACAAGGACCAGAGTGTATACCCGGTCTCGGTTATTCCACTTGAGTACTGGGAACTTTCGGACGCCCTGAGCTGCCAATACAGCGAATACAATCCCCGTGACAATTGGGGATCCAGACGGTGCGATAAAGTCACGCTTCGGGTCAAAGGTCTCGAGCTTCGACCGAATGACGTGTACCAGTTTACGGTTATGGACCGAAGTTCGTACATTCGAGACCTCAGACGCGGTTAAAAATGTGGGCTCCCCCCACCGATCGAGGTCGGTGTAGTTCGCAGTGGTGACCTCTTGGGTCACGAATACTCGGGATGACATCGCTCTATTCCTCTATGTAGCAGACTCCTATTATACCACTAGGAGAGTAATCGACGTAAGATATCTTCGTTTGCATCATTAATGCTTCGGCGCACGTATTCAGAGACGTCCTTCTTGCTCCGCAATGCATCGAGCACGACCTCGTCCACCGACCCTTCGCACACCAGATCAATATAAGTCACCGACTTCGTCTGCCCGATCCGATGCGCACGATCCTCGGACTGATCACGATCAGTAAAGGAGAACGAATTCGAGAAATACACCACGGTCTCGGCCCGAGTCATATTCAGCCCCACACCACCCGTTGCCGCATTGCCGACTAGGAACCGCGCTTCGCCGCGCTGAAATGCCTGGACGTTATCGTCCCGCTGCTGCTCCCCGATACCGCCGTGAATCTCGACTACGGATCGCCGACCGTAAGTCTCGCGTAAGGCCTCGCTAACCATCGCGATCTCCTCCAGGAATCGACACCAAATGATCACCGCGCCGTCGGTCTCCTCCATGATCGCCTTCAGCTCTTCGACCTTCGGATTCTTACCCGGGATACGACAATGCTCGTACTTGTCCGGGTTATAAAGGTCAGGATTCCGCTCGTACGCAATGATCCCGCCACAGATCTCCTGTAGTCTGAGCATCCGCTCGAGCACGGACTTGACGGTGACGCCTCGATCTCCAGATACTGCTTTGTCTTCTTTAGAAATCTGTCTATATAATCTTTTTTGCTCATCAGTCATCTGCACTTCGCGCACGGCGAACACTTTCGGAGGCAACTCGGTGAGGACCTCGGACTTCCGCACCTGGAAGATAAAAGGGGAGATCAGTTCGATTAGTTCATCCAGATTTTGGTACCCGACGATCTCCTTCCCCTCGTAGCCGCCCATCACCGCGTAGCGATTACGGAAGGAATAGAAATCCCCTATCCCGATAATATTCGGGTCCAGGAACTCGAACTGCATGAACACGTCCATCGGACCGTTCGCCACCGGGGTGCCGGTCATGATAAACCGGTACTCGGCTTTGCGGCCGAGCGAGACGCAAGCCTTACTCCTCACCGCCGAATGGTTCTTGATCATGTGTGCCTCATCCACCACCATCGCGGCCCGAGTCGAGACCATCAGGAATGCATCCGCGTAGTTCACGGCGGACCCTGCGGCGAGCGATTCGGTGCCGACGATAAGGATCTTGAACCGATCACCCGTCGTGTTCCACTTTTCGAACACTTTGGGCTTCGTGGTATCGAGCACCATAATGTCCGCCTCGAAGGGCAGGTGAATACCGACCTCACGCTCCCAGTTCTTGCGGGTCGAGAACTTAGCGACGACGAGGAGGCGGTCTACTTTCCGGTCCAAGTACAATGCGCCCAGAAGATCTAGAGAGACTTTCGTTTTCCCTGTACCCATGTCCATATAGTATGCAAAGACATTCTTGTCGTATGCGCGATCCAGAGCCTGTCTTTGGTATGGTCGAGGACTAGTTCGGAAAACGTAACCAGTCGGGAAATTCGAGCCTTGAACAGGTCGGGATTTCTCAAGAGCAGCATTAGCTGCAGCAGAAGCTCGATCTGTAAAACAGCGACTTTGAAAAGCACCGAGTATATACTCAGCATTAGCTCGCAGCGCAGGAGCAGTCCAGACTCTTCGACGAGAATCCCAGCGACGATTAGGAATCTGTCGCACTTTTTCCAAAAGCCAAGGCGGGGAAGAGACGATGAATCGTCCGGTCTTGGGATCATAATCAATACTCGTTTCTTTAGAATTCGGTGGTAAATTCAGGCTCATCGACCTTGACCTCATATTCCTCGGTGATTGGAGCGTACCAGACGTTCAGGGTCTTGCCACCCGGTACGCGGATTTTGTCGTGTGAAGCGTTGCAATCGCGCCGCAGCGTGGTCCACAGATCCATGCCGGTTTGGACTTCGGCTTTATTGCGCTTCAAATACTCGGAGAAGGCGGTCCCCCGGAACACCACGCAACGCGTCCCGTCGATGACCTGTACGATCGGGATGTTGCGCAGCAACGCTTTACGGTCATTAGTGTCCTTCCCGTCCTTGGACAGATCGGCCTTCTGCACGAACTCGGCGAACTTCGCTTGCACGATCCCCGACGCCGACGCCTCCTTCGGCACCTCGATCGTCCGGATATTCGGCACAAGCGGATCCAGCACCCGGGAGCGCCAATTATCAAGGGTGATCTTCGGGATGTTGATCTTAAGTCGCTCGAAAATGAGTGTACCCATCAGGCTCGGGTCCCTCAGCACCACGGTCGGGATGTTCGAGATCAACTGTCCGTTGACGTGTATTCCCCACCGGGGCGGGTCCGACAGGTACTCAATCAGCTCCGAGAACTGGGGTAGCGCGTCGTGAGCGTCGAGTTCTTTTTTCTCGTCCATCGAGATCCCGAACTCGCGGGTTACACACACCTTCCGATCACAAAGCGACTTGCAGGGCTCCTCGGCACACCGATACAGGTAGTCGCGCCGCGAGGCGGAACGAATAACCTTTTTCGCTTCCGCGTTCCCGAGCGGTTTATCGAACATCGTACCATTAAGCGCTATCGCATCATCGAAAAAGTTATCGGGTCTCGCCCTCTTCAGGTACACGGTGACATTGTACAGCGCCTCATTCCGAGCACCAGACTCGACGCCGGAGTGAATCATCTTCTGGATACAGGGCGGTGCCTCCAGGTGCTCGCGAAGGGTAAGCTCGGCGAGTTGCTCGACGGTGACGCGCTTGCTTTGTGCATATTGTAGGAAGAGATCGAACGAGAGCTTGTTGCAGTCATCGTCAAATCCGTACCTGAGCGTCTGCTCGGCGTCGAAGTAACAAAGGTTAATCCAGTTCCCCAGCGCCTTCTCGCCACTCGAAGTTACAAGCGAGTCCTGCTTCGGGAAGATCTCGGTCTTGTGCTTAATCCCCAGCACATCCCGCCACGACCCGAGCACCCGTCGCACCTGCTTGGCCGGGAGATATTCCTCGCCAAAAAGGTACAGGTGTGCACCCCCGCGTTTGGTCCGGCACATCACCAGCGGGAGCCGGTACTCGTTGATCTTGGCTTGCAACGCCTCGAAATCGATATCTTCCGGCGACTCGTGCTTGTCCACATCAATTGCCCCGAACTTGCAGGTGCCACCGTCCGTCACCGGAACGATCCCTAACCCGATTCCACCCTCCAGGTGTTCCAGGTACTGGTCGTTTGAGACCTCTCCTTTTACCGTCGACATGTTCCCGGAGATCGGATCCCATCGCCCGTAAGAGCGCAGGTTCCCCGAGAATAAATCGGCGAAGTCGTTCACTAACCCTTCCATCCTTTACGTTCCTCTATCTATTACTATTGACACCACCTCGGTGGGCTGGTATAATTATAATACATCTCTCCCCGGAGCGCAAGTCTTAGCATTGCTCCACCCTTGTTCCACCGTTCCATCATAATGGAACACAGATGGAACGGCCAGAACCCCCGTCACGTAAGGCCTCTCGGCAATTGTTCCATTGTTCCATGCATATATACGTATACCATTCGTGTTTTCGAACCTGAATATGTATATATACCGGATGGAACGGTGGAACAGGAATACCACTGCCTCAGAACGCCCGTCCGACGGGGCCTCGGAGCCAGTGGGCTGTTCCATCTCTGTTCCACCATAATGGAACAATGGAACGGTCTCGAGGGGTTCCAGACGGCAACCCTGCTCCACGGGCCGCATAGGTCATCGCCGGGGTAGGGTTCATGCGGGTGCGCGAAATAAGGATCGCAAAGAGAGCCTCTCGGAGGCGTTCGAACCCCCGGTGGCTATTAACGTAGCTTACTACCTCTGCAAGCTCAACGGTGACCCCACGGAGCCAGCCGGAGACCCATCTTCGCGTCCCTGGGTGTCCTCCGGGTATTGAGGAGTGGGCTTCCTTGTCGCCGCTTGGCTTCCGGCGAGTGCTCCACCGATATTGGCCAGGGTGGATTGTGATTTTAGCGCCGCCTCTTCCGCTTGCAGGCTTCGCATGATGCCCTCGATCACCGGGTCCAGTCCCGTGGTCGGAGTGGTGAGTTTACCCGCCACGGATTGTGCCGTCTGTTCCGGCATCCCAGTAACCCGGGGGAACGTTGCGCGGAGGGCTTCGAGCGTTGCCTGGACCGGGCTACCCGACAGGAGCGCACGAGCAGCACCCACCCCGGAGGCCCCCTGAGAGTCAAGGTCAGTATCGACCGCAGTCCGTCGGAACCCGGCTTTTTCGGTTCCAAGCATCTTCGATTCCTCGAGAAGTCGACTCTTGAATTCGTCGAAGGCTTGGTCGTCCCTGAACGCTTGCCGAATTTTGGCCTCGCTATCCTTCGGAAACACCGTCCGTAACGGATCCGCTGCACCACCCCCTGCGCGAAGTCTCTCGAGCATCGATTGCGCGATCCCAGCACGGTAAGCGTCGTAAACCGAGGGGTTCTTGGAGAAATCCGCGATCTCGCGCCGCATAATCATTTCGGGCGATTGATACACGCGTTTACCCTTCTCCATGGCGTCGAGCATCTCAGAATCCCCGGCGTATTGAAGTCGTGCTTGTTGATACTGAGGCGAAAGCTTCTCCATTTCGCGAACGAGGCGATTCCGCATATCCATTAAGGTCACGCCTTGGTGCGACACCTTACGGGTGATCGAGTCCGTTTGCGCGTCAATCAGGTCATCCAATGCGAGCTTCGTCTCGTGTAGCCCACGGAGCACGTTCTGGGGCTTCGAAATGTCAATCCCTTGGTCTTCCATCCGGCGTTGGCCGACTTTCATCGCCTCTTTGAACGAGGGTAGATTTGAGAGCCTCGCCAGATCCCGCGAATTCTGCGGGGTGAAGGTGGGGGCATTCGACCATGCATCTTGGTAAAGCGCGTTGGCCGAGGTTCGCCTGGAATCGAGCAGGTTCTGGACGTCGGTGTAGAAATCTTTGCTACCCGACATCAAAGTGCGGAGGTCGTCGGACACTCGGGGGACTCGTCCCACCTCGCGCTGCACGAGGGCGCTCTTGGTTATGTCTCTCGCCTGTCCCGGTGCCTGGGAGGCACGTCGAAGCAGGTTCGCGGTAGCTTCTCCAATATCGGCCAGGGTCATTTCGCCACGTTGTACCGCTTGAAGTGTTGCGAGTGCCTGCTCCGGAGTTTTGCCGTCCTGCTGCAGTGCTCGGGCGATGACGATGTCTGCCGCTTTATTATCGTCGCCGAATCCCATTTGCGCTTTTAACGCTCGGAAGGAGGGCATCACTACGTACTTGCCAAGCACCCCGAGCCCACCCGCGAAGAGTGACCCCTGGGCAGCACCCCTGGTCATTTCGGCAGGAAGTTCACTGAGTGGCTTCTCGGTGGTCCCGGCAGCGGTGATCGCACCCTGCCCCGCACCGTACCCCATTGCTCGAGGGATTGAGGGGGAGGAGCCGAAAAGGAACTGTGCTACCTTCGGAGCGAATCTTGCTGGGACCTGTGGAGCTAGGGACGCCCCGCCCGTGAGAACTGCAGGAACGGCAGCACCGGCGACCTCGGCGATTGTGCTCTTTATCGGGTGCTCCTCCTGGTATTTGCGGAGTGATTCGCGTTCGGCTTTGACGAGATCCGAGTAGTTACCGCCACCGAGCGACCGAGCACCAGCCATAGCTTCGTCCGCGAACCCCATCGTGAGGCCCTGTGCGAATGCAGCAGGCATGCCGGAGAGATTCGGTTCTTCGCGCTTGACCGGGGTCTTGGGGGTCCAGCCTTGAGCGGTCCCAGTCTTCCGAGCCACAAATCGCTCGATGGTCTCGTCCGACGCGTTGTCCGGGAATTCGTAGATGACGCCATTGATCAACCGCTCTTTAGCCATTACTGTTTCTCCTTACCGTTAGCGTCTACCTTCACTCGCGGAGCGGCGAAATACGTAGTGTGAGGCACCCAATTCGGGTTCATGATCAGTTTACCGTTTTTGTCTCGAGCAATGATAGGATTAGCATCCAGATATCTTCGCCACTCAGCAGTAGCATGAGGAGTAATAGCACCATTAACCGCCGCGTAATTGGACATATAATTTTGGTAATCGCGGTCGCGAAGTCTTTGAGCCAGCTGGTATTGGATGATCGTGTCATTGCTGCTCGGCTCCTTGTCCGAGGAGAACGTCCCGAGGCGCATCATCTGCACGTCGACGTTGGACACGTTAGAATCGCCAGGAATCTTGTTCTGCTTAGCAGACAGCGCGGCCAGTGAGTCGAACTCGTTAAATTTCGCACGGTCACCGGAGAGATATTTCGCGGTCTCGCCGATTCCGTACCCCATTCCCTTCACCATCCCGGTGTTTATCTGCTTGTTCAGCTCCAGTGCGCGGCGCAGGTTATTAACGTCGTCGTCCAGTCCGGCAAGGAAGGGATTAATCTTCTCGGATACATATTTGTCTGCAGCCTCTCGGTCTTTCGTTTGCTTCTCGGCTCTCTCCTTGGGCGTTAGCCCTGCGTACCGATCTCTTGTATCCAACGGCACCCCGGCTGCTCTCGCGGTCTCGGCGACTGCGGGGGCATTTCCTGTTCGGCGATTCTCCTCAATCTCTTGACGTAATCGGTCGGCCTGGAGCTTCGCTGTCGTGATGCTTTGCGATTTTGAGGATTCTTCGAGGTTCCGAGTGCGTGTGACGATTTGCTCCGCGCGTTGACGATCACCGATCTTGAGCGGATCCCCACCAAAGGAAGCCAGCGCTTTCGCCACCTCAGGATTCTCTTTGCGGAAAGCCTCACGTTGTAGCTCAGCTTGCGCCGATTGTCGACCCTCGGGCGTCGCAAGGTCCACGCCAAGCCTCGCTCCGACGTCGGTTAAAGGTTTATTCGCCTGAGCTACCTTGAATCTTGAGGCGAACGTAGGGTCGGTTAACGATATGCCTTGAGATGCCGCGAACTCTCGCATTTCGGGCGTGGCCTTATCTATGGCCTGGAGCTCTAGGATTCGCTGGATGCCTTTCGGGGATCTCGGGTCGATGCCTTCGGACTGGACTTGCTGTTGGAAAGCGGTAAGCTTGGGAGTAAGCTTTGATGCGACGTTGAGGCCCAGTGCTGCAGCCTCCTTCTCTTCTCTGACTGCACTGTTTGCAAGATCCAGGCGCATTTTCGCGAGTTCGGCAGCACGTGATTCCTCTTTTGCTTGAGCTTGTTGATAAGACCCTACTGCGGTGCCGAGCGATTCACCGAAAGAGCCGGTGCGTGTAGGTGCTAAGAATCCCTGTGCAAGTGCGAGCATCGTGGGATCCACTCGCCCCTTGCGATTCTCAAGTGCTGCTTTCATCGCCTCCCGCGCCGCTGTGACTTCGGCCATTGCTGCCTTGTAAGCTTCGGTCTCCGATCCCATTGCTTGTCTTCCGAGCGCGGACAAGGATACCTCTCCGAGCTTGTTTGGGTCGACCTTGAGCATTTGCGCCAGGAGTGGGCTGTAGCCCTCCGAGCCTGAATCTTCAGAAGTGGTAGTCATCTTTTACCCCGGTTCTTTTTCGCCGATCGACTCAGCCCCTGTCGAGCCGTCTGGTGCTGTATAATTCGACCAGTCTATGCCGCCTAACAACCCGCCCGATGTATCGCCTGATGAGCTCGTACCGAACAACGTTCTGAAGGCATCAGTAATCCCCTGGACTGCCGAAGTCCCACCCGCACCAGCGGCGAAGAGCGACCCGAGACCGGCGATCTGCGAGAGGGGTGAGGAGGCGTATGCACCGGGCATTGGGCCTTTAAAGTCTTCAGTAACCGTGGACGGTACCTTCAGGTTCGCAAAGATGTCGCCTGCAGCTTTTGCCGTGGCGATCGGTGCAAGAAGCTTCGACTGCTCTAAGGCTTGATTCTTCGCGCCCAGGTCGAACTGACCGGTAATCGATTTAATCGCCGCGTCCAAATCCGCCTGTCCGAGACCTTTCGTGGTCTCCGCTGCGGTACGGTAGAGACCGGCCTGAGTCCCAGCGGTTTTCACCGCTTCGTTATAAGCGTCCGCCATGGCTCGTGTCTGCGCACCAGTTAGATTCGCTTGAACATCTGCGCCCATCTGGCCTAGCGCACCGAGCATCCGTTGCGACCCGGTTCCTCCTGAGCCACCGAAGAAGGCTTTCAACGCTGGGGTCAGATTCCGCTGCATATTTTGCTGCGAGAGTCGCTCCATCTCATCTACAACCCCGGGTATTCTTGCGCCGCCATCCTTGGGGGTGTATCCCGAGATAAATGGGTTCAGGTATTGAGAGATGAGTTCCGGGGTGATTCCCTGCCCAGCCTTCTCGGCCAGATCAGCGGCGTCGGAAAAGTAGTCACTGTACCCCTCGAGTTCATTCGATCGAGCAAGCGCGGCGGTTTGAAGCGGATCGAACCCGGCCACAAGCTCCGTGCCGGTTTTCGGCGTGAAGGTCTTACCGTCTTCGGAAAGCGTTCCGAGTGCGCTGGTCCCGGTCTTAGCGAGATTCTCGAGGTAATTCGTGTACCACGTCGGACCAGTTGTGTCAATAGTCTTTTTGGTGGTTACATCGGGTAATGCCGACCCTTGTGTAAGACTCATTATTTCGATCCTCTAAAATAAGCTAAAGGGCTTTTCGCAGGGGGTGGGATCTTTTTAATCGACCCCGACCGCTTATGCTTCCTGATCGCCTCGCGCATCGCATCTAATCTTCGCGCCCCTTCTTTGTTCGACCCGTCGCCCAGCGCCGCCACGATTTCTGCGTCGAAAACGTACTCACCGTCCGCGAGCCGTGCAGGAATTAGGTCGTCCTGACCACCACCTGCTCCTTGTACATAGTGCGATCCCTTATGTGGTGTACCGCCAGCTGCAGCCTGCAGCGCTGAAGGCATTATTATACCACCTTGAGCATGCTTTTGGACAGATCCCCCATTTAAGAATGGCTCAAGAACGCTATCGATCGAAGGCTCTTTACCGTATGCATAATAGTCCATATCATCCTTCTTGGGTACTTGTGGCTCGACTCCCGATGCACGTCGCAGAGCAGATACGGATTGTGCCTCTTGTTGTTCGGCATTCGGGAATAGAAAGGGGAACATGGCCATTATAGACGGCAAATCAGTCCTAAATCTGCCTCCGAGCCAGACGCTTTCGGGCATGTCGATCTTGGACGTCGCCTGGGGTCCAGCACCACGCAGCATTCCACCTGACGCCGGTTTTTTAACCAGTGTCTTCGGGTCTTTAACCGAGAGCTTTTCTTTTTGCTCAGGAGTTAATTGCTGTACCGTAGTAGTCTCAGTCTCGAGAATCGACCCATCATCACCTTTAGTGGTGATTACGACTTCACCCGTGGTCTCATTAAGGACTATTTCAGTCGAACTTCCGGTGCTGTTGTTTACGGTAACGTTAGTAGTTACTTTCGTCGTCGTGTCTACCGTTACCGTGGAAGTTGCATTTGGATCGGTGATCACTTGGGTGACGACATCTACGGTGGGGTCGACTTTCGTGTCGACTTTGACCCCCGTAGTCGGATCCACCAACACCGAAGAGTCTATTCCGGCCGTAGAATCAACACCGACTTTGGTACCAGTAGCAGTCGTGACTCCGGACTTAGTATCAGTAGCAGTCGTTACTCCGGATTTAGTATCAGTCGTTACTCCGGATTTAGTATCAGTAGCAGTTGTTACTCCGGATTTAGTATCAGTAGCAGTCGTTACCCCGGACTTAGTGTCAGTTCCCGCTGTAACTGCAGATCCGGTATCAGCCGTTACTCCAGACTTAGTATCGGTCCCCGCTGTAACTGCAGGTCCAGTAGCAGCCGTTACTCCGGACTTAGTATCAGTCGTCACTCCGGATTTAGTATCAATCCCCGCTGTAACCGCAGGTCCGGTCGCAGTGGTCACCGAAGTGCCACCGCCTTTAACCACGCCTGAAAGTTCACCGAGCGTGAGGTTTGAGCCGTCGGCTTTCGTACCCACCACGGTGCTGGTATTTACTTTGACTCCGTTCCCAGTGATTGCGGCTCCGAGCGCATCGCCAAGGGTGATCGTACCACCCGAGTCGGTGTTGCCTACTACGGTGGAAAGGTTATTCACATTCAGGCCTTGGGTAGCCATCGTGTCCGCTGCATTGTTCACGGCGAAGTTCGACACTAGCGTGTTCGCGGTCTTCACCGCCGCGTCATCGCCCATGAGGCCGGAGAGGTCCTTCGCGATTGATTGTCCCGCCGCGTTAAGATCTGTAGCGGAAGTGAGTGATTGCACAATTGTCGATGCTTTGTCGCTCCCGTACAGGCTTTGCAAGTTATTCACCGCATTGCTCACACCCTGGGAATCCACTGCGGCTTCGCGCAATTCGGTAGCGTCCTGGACCCCGGAGATCGGTGACGTCGTAGCTGTCGTGCTTTTCCCTACAGCAGTACCTGCTACTGCTTGCGTGAGTGCCTTGTTCACATCGATATCGCGGTCGAGAGCCACATCCACCGCTGCTGAGGCGAAGCCCTCTTGCCCACCTTCGGTAACTCCTTCAGCGCCTACCCTCCCGACGCCTTTAGAGATCACATTGTCGAGCTTGCCGAGGGCGAGATCGCCGAGCTTACCGATCGTTAACTGTACTGCCGCTTCAGTAGCTCCGGCGGCGAACCCTGCTTTGCGAGCATCGGCAAGTGCGTCGTTATGATTTTTACCGGTTCTTACCGCATCGTCGTATGCATCGATTGCTGCACCACCTGCGGTGTCTTTGGTGTCAACGAGCCCACTGGCCACGAGCACGCCACGTGCCGTACCGCCTCCGAGGAAAAGGGAGGGTAGCTCTTGGCGAAGTTCGATCGCCGTTTGTCTACCGAGTCCGCTCGTACCATCTAAGATCCGGCCAGCGATCACTCCTAGCTTCTCGAAGCCTTGCGCTTTGTCTATTAACTGTAGAGTGTCGTTCCAGTTCTTTGTATCCTGCGGACCCGTGCCGATCGACTGACCCATCTTGATGAGTTCGTTTCCGCCTTTAATGAAGGCGTCCGCCGTAGGCTTTTGATCAAGCATAAGCGCCGTGCCGCCAATCACATTCTTCTGCAGTTCCCCTGCGGCTTCGAGTGCGGTGCTCACTGACGCGGTGATCGGGGAATTCGGGTTGTTCTGCAGGTAAGCGGTCGCGGCGTCACTACTGAGCTTCATCTGATTCGAGAGTGCATTCGACAGATTCTGGAAGAACCCAGTGGACGCCACTGCCTGTTGTGATGCATCTCGTGCTAACGCTTGCTGAGTATTTAGAAGCGCGGCTTCCTGTTCGGCAGTCTTTCCTGTCGCTTGCCCTCGACCACTCCCCGCGACATCTACGAGTCCCAATCTCGGATTCTCTTGGAAGGTCGCAGTGCTGTAGAGTTTACCCTGGTAGTTAAAAGTCGAATTCGGACCGAATGCTTCTCTGGCCGCAGCGTAGGCGTCGCTAAATGTCGGGGCATTGGAAATCTTCTCGGTCACCGCCTGGGAGGCACCCGCCCCTGCGAACTCACCCGCTCCCGCTTTAATTTCGCTCGTACCCACGGATTCTCCAGCACCCATCCGCACCGCCTCGTTGGCATTGGAGATCTTGGTGGCTAGATCCTGTCCCGCAGTAGCATCCACGAGATCGGGATCGTAAGTTGTGTCGCGCGAGATTACCGCCTTGTTCGCATCGCCTGGAGTTCCTACTACGACTTTAGACACATCGAATGCAGTCTTGTCGTCGAGTCCTGCTTGTTTCGCGGTGCTAAAAGCGGAGAATCCTACATCATTACCCGTAGCGCCGACGACAGTCGATAAACCACTCACGTCCTGCAAGGTTTTAGTAGCTGCAGTTAATGCACCACCAGCGTCAGCGTCAATCGCGCCGATCCCGGAGCTGTTTTTGAGGAGCGTAGCGACTTCGGAGTCATTGATTAATCGTGTTACATCACCGTACAATGTTTTTCCTGCACCCGCCGCAGCATTCCAATCGCCTTTGTCTACTGCTTGGATCAAGCGGATAGCATTACCTGCGGTCTGTATATCCGGACTGTCCATCAGTTTACCGGCCAGAGTGACAGCAGAGCCCCAGTTACCTTTGTTTAATTGGTCAAGGGCGTTCGCACCCGCCATGACGTCGGAAACTGTGAATCCGCCGAGGTCGATCTTACCTACGTCTGCGCCGAGACTGCTACCAGCGACGGTAGATAAGGCACCTAATACGTTACCTTTGTCGACAGCATCGTAAACCTTAATCCCGGTCTGGATCGTATTCGCTACGCTCGGATCGATGAACCCCATATCCGCGCCGAAACCTAAACCTTGTGAAACGATGGGTAAAAAATTACCGTTGTAAGCTGCAGTAGCTGCGTTGATCGTATTGGCGATAGTCACAATCGGGGTTAATGCGCCGCCGGTAAGAACGTTCACTACGTTCAAAATCGGCCCTGCTTTCGCAACCATTTTAATGAATGGGTCAGTAGTATCTTCGCCGTAAGTCGTAATGTACGGTTTACCGTCCTTGTCCGTGACGTAGGCGTAGGTCATGCCCGGACCCTCACCCCAACCGCCCAGGTCAATCGTATTTCCGTCGCGGATTTTTTGACCAGTTTCTTTGTTGTATGTTTCTGACCGTTTTTCAGTTGAATCTATTTCTAAACGAACCCCGCCCTCCCCATCATTTACCTTACGCACCTGTCCCGTCTCAGCCGCTGTTAAAGGCACCCAGTGAGAATCCTCTCCAGTTCCGCTTAGTCTATAAAGTTGCCCATCTCCATAAGGATCGCCAACCGCAAGCGTAACCGGAGCATCGACTTCTCTGAATCCGAGCTGATTTATATCTGTGATTCCCGTAGCACTTACCAGTCGCTGCGCGATCTGGTTCATCATGCCTTCCGGTCCGAATCCAGGTCCGCTGCTCTTACCCGATTGCGTGGTCCAAGCGCCACCAGAAGAATTCGGATCAAGATAGGCACCGAGTTGAACTCCAACTCGCTTAGACGCGTCGAACTCTTTCACTACTCCTTTATCTGTTATTAAGAATCGAGTTCCGGCTTTATCGTCGAACAACACCGGGTCGATTTCTTTGCCGGTTGCTTTGTTGTAATACTTGGTTTCATCAGGCGTGGCTCCGACGTTATATGAACCTGCGTCCGTTGGGATATCTTCTCCGGGGGAACCTTTAATTATTTCTTGATTTACGCCACCGTACACATCGGTGATCCCACGCGCGGTGAGTTGATCAGCCAAGTATTTACTAAGCCCTGCCGAATAATCTTTGTTTTCGCCCGGGTCTTTGTAACCGGACGCTATATCCCAAACTGCGGTTGCGTTGTAAGCGTCGAGTCCGCTGTTTTGCAAGTACCATTGGCGTGGTGCATCAGCCATTCGGTAGGCTATAGCCTCGGGTGTGTTCGCATATTTAAAGTAGAAATCGGAACTTACCCGCTCGCCAGTGGACGGATTTACATATACAGTTCTAGGGTCACCACCAGCAGAGGTCTCGTCTTCTTCGAGCCAATTGGCTTGTGATTTATCCGAAAGAACCGAAGTATCTTTGCTCGCATTTGCCGATAAAGCAAGCGCTCCAGTGGGCGCGGTCGTGTTCACCCCGCCAAGGGTCGTATCCGCACCTGCTGATGGGTCCGTAACGACTGAAAGGGCACCAGTCGATTGAGGGATACCAGATTGGCCCATCGTATCCAGGCCAATGCCGCCCGGAGCGGTCGCGTTGTTATTTGCAGTAACTAGTGTTGCAGACGCAAGAGCGCCCCCACCTTCACCCCCACTCGATGTAGTTAGAGATACAGGTCCGGGCTCTGGAGTGTAAACCGGCGGTTGATAACTGGTGCCTGCTTCCCGAAAATATCCAGTAACGTCGTTTATACTTAAATGTGGATAAACGGTTTGGGCTGCGGTTAAAAGGTCGTTAGCCGTCAGACCTAGGCTGCTCGCAGTACTCGCGATCAGATTCGGATCATCGAGGTTCGCCGCGATCCACTGCCCCGCCGATGCGTATTGTTCAGGTGTGAAGGCCATATTATTTCACCGATGTGCTTACGACGTTTACCAATTCAGTTGCCCAATCATCCCAGTTATCGAAAATATAGGGGCTAGGCACTGCGTCTTTGACGAACAAATCGATTCCTGCGAATCCTGCGGCCCAAGATTTCCAATCGTCTTCACTCCCTGGAATCTCGAGCTGCTGTGCACCATAAGCCTCGACCATGAGCGAAGCCCAAGAATTCCAGGTATGATAGCGAGGATCGTAGACTAGTGCCATTATGAATAACCCCGAACATCACCGAGATCCGCACTCAGTAACAGTTTCCCGAGTTGGTAATTACCACCGGCGACGTTCGACACGAACTGCAGCCGTAACTCTCGACGCTGCTCACGCAAGTCGATTTTAGTGGTCGAAGAATCAAAAGTGTACGGTCCCGTAATATCGTCAGTCCCCTGCGCGTAAGACCGGCCTTTAACGTACATGTCCATCTCGCCAGAGAGGATAAAATCGGGTTCTACTCGCTCCAAGTGTAACCAATTATTTTGGCCGGTGGCTGTCGGTTCTGAGGGCCCACCCGAAACCCAGCCTAGATCGTTGGTCTCGAAGTAGGATTCGATCGCTAAAATCGTCGACCCATCGATAGCGTCAGTTCCGAATTCGTGCTGCCACATACTTACGAAATTTCCGATCGAATTAACGGTTAATACCAATCCGGCTCCTCCCGGAATTGAAGCCGATATGGTATTACCGACAGTGTAGCCTTGACCTGGGGTAAAAATGATCGCTGATGTGACCACGCCACCGGAAACTATGATATTCGCAGTCGCACCCGTTCCAGTTCCACCCGTAAGCGCTACATTGTTATAGGAACCATTCGTGTATCCAGATCCCGCGTTAGTAATCGTTAGACTCTCGATACCATTGGCCGACGATATTTCAGCGCTGGTCTCGATCGGTCTCGCGAACACTTGCGAGAAGTACCCCGCCGATCGCCGTGCACCAATCGCGGTTCCCACATCGTACCAACAATTTTCGCGGATATTGTAAATAACTGCATCATTGCATTCGGTAGCAGCCGGTCCATTAGGGAAAAACCACCAGACTTCTCCGAAGCGCGGTACCTTGGTTACCCACACCTTCTCGCGGTATTCGTAATTTAAATTATCGAAAAAATAATTCTGATTAAACGGATTCGGAATTTCCTTTACGACTCCGTTATACAATAGGAATCGATCAACGCCGCACCAATAGTAAACCCCGTCATACTCGATGACGCATTGCGAAGACATAATCGATGACTGTGTCGAAATTATGTCGTAGCGCCAATACTGAGTGATCGTCGTCGCACCTGCAGTGATCGAAGTCGGAGCGTAACTTACACGAACCAAAGAGTCCAACGACCAAAAAAGTCCAGAAGGCGAATTCGAACCTCCTCGGACCGGTAATCCTTGAACGATCTTACCGGTAGCGACGTTCACCTCGTTCGCATCAGCAGTGACCCAATCTTGAAAATTACCACTCGAGCAATTGCGTATTAAACCATTGTTACCATAAACGAACACATAGGGATGCAGGACCACCACGCCACCCGAGACGCTGACGTTATTGTCGAAGGTCAGCGTCGCTGCGCCGGTGGTTAAGGCATTGGTCGAGAATGTCACCGTGGTGCTTACGACGCTAACGACCGTAGTACCCGCAGCGAAATTAGCGGTCGGCCCTACGGTTTGGCCAGCGCCTATCAACGGGTTCGCAGCTGCTATAGTACCTGTGTTAGAGCCGGTGGTGAGAGTGACCGAGTCGGTGAAAGTACCTATCTTCCCGAGCGTTGATCCAGTGATATCACCAGCTAGAACAGGAGTGTTTACTGAATTATTAAAATCAGCGAGATTCTGCCCGGGATGTGCTAGAAGGTAAGTAAGTCCTGAGCCTAGCGTATCCGTGAAAGAGTCGAATTGCCACAAATTATTCGCGCTTGCTGTGAAATCCGCGAGTGTCATGTCAAACACTCCCGAACCTATACCATTGTTATTGACCGGGGTTTTTTGAAGTCCACTGGAGTAACCCGTGAATACGTTATTAAGTAGCCCCTGAGGGTTTACGAACATTCCACGAACTAACCCTCTGATTGAATTGGTGATTCTAGAATAACCACCGATTTTCCGAGGCCGCCCACGTTGAAACCTGACCCAACGACCATCGGTGTAGTAAAGTTTATCGAATACCGTTCCGTCCCTTTGGATCCCGGGCTTGGTGTCAAGAGCGAAAACCTTGGATGTCATTAGAATGCACCCCCAGCAACACCCTCAGATGTAAGTAAAAATTTATTCACACCTGTTACCGCCATTGCCAATTCCCCGGGATTTGGCCTCCAAATCCCTGTCCCAGTCTCGGACGTGAAAGACAAAGACGGATTAGCTACTGTCCCATCTAATAGAGTTATAGAAGCTGCAGTAACGGATGTTGAAGTCGCGGCATAAAAATTAATTCCATCGCAAATAACAGATGCTCGGGTACCCTGGTTTACAGTAGTGGTGGCGCCGGATCCTGTAGATAGAGTGAGGGTAAAAGAGCCTGTAGTCTGGTTATTCACCACGTAAAAGTTCACGACTGGCGGATATATTACGGTAGCGTTGCTAGTTAAAGCGCCAGTGAATGTCTGTATCGAGTTAGTAGATTCACTGGAATTCAGCGTGGTTACGCCACCAGGAGCCACTGACTTCACCAAAGAAGTAAAGGCGAACGAATTATTCGTGCCGTAACCTACCGTAATGTATGCAGTTCCGGTACAAATTACGAATGCTGATTCGCCTGGATTAAATACTTTACCTGAAGCTCCGTCTATTAGTTCAGCGCCTGTGGTAGAAATCGTAAAGGCACCAGTTCCGTTGTTTTTAAACAACGTGAACCAATTATCACCCAACGTTGCCGCAGCAGGCAGCGTGTAGATCCCGGCACCACCAGACCAGAGTCGTGTCTGTGCTCGATCTGCGGCTGCGAACACGCCCCCTGAGGAGACCACGAGCACCGGGTGGCTTTGATTCAGCGTTGTCGTAATTGCCAGGAGCCCTTTACCCGCCAGTGCCGCCGCGTCAGCGCCCGAAGATCCGATCCCAAATGCGATCACGCCCCAAGTGCCTGCAGCCGTGGAATTCGTGGTGACGTAGACGTACTGCGCCTCTCCGGCAGCGACGGAAACTATCGTATTCCCAGCGTTATCGGCGACTGTAAAAGAACTAGCACCTAGGTTACGTATCAGCGAGTCCGTGCCGTTCGAAGTGGCATTGGCTGCAGGCATTCGCAGCGTGAGCCCCGCAGTCGTCGGTAGCACCTCCATAATACGCGAGGCGTACGTTCCGACATTGCTGTTGGCCAGGGGCCATTCGAGCGTTGTATTCGCTGAAAGTGTAAATGATCGGTAGCTTACATCAGTAGGCTGGACGATGTCGCCGGTGAAGGGGGAGACGTAAGTAGGCATATCATGTATCCACGGCTACGGCTTGGCGATCGGCGATGCGGAGCTTGTCTTCGGTCTTGAGTTCAGCGACGTATTTATCGTACATCGACTGCCATGTCGGAATTCGAGGATCGTTTTTCAGGAACGGCATCGCCTGCAGGAGCGACCCGTAGAGCATAGCCTGGGGTGCGTATTCGGTAAACCAATTGGTTTGATTTGTGGAATCAAGCGGTACCGGGCGCTCGTAGTAAAGCACCTCGAAGGCGTAGGCTGCTGCTGGGGTGGGTCCTAAGAACCAGTGTGTGTAGTCGTAGTCCGCGTAATAGAGCGGCACGTCGGTCTCGGTCGGGTCAGGCCAATAATTGCGTATGTATTCGTAGCGACGTTCAAGCACCGGTCGACGTTCACCCGCAACAGTCACATTTATCGAAACCGTTTTACGCCACCTCGCGGGTTTAGCCACCACTGGATCGCTCGCGGTGAGGGTTGAAGTATCTACTGTAAGGTTCCCGAGGAATTTTATCTCCGCTGCCAGGATCTGCTCAGCTAACATTATAAACGTCGGGATTTTATCGATAGTAGCCGCATCTGTACGTTCTAGGTAGGACTGAACGTCCGCAGCGAGGCTCGTGTAAGTCATCGTTACTGCCATGATTTTACCTCATGAGTGCGGCTTCGGCTGCGCGGCGGCGGGTAAGTCCAGGGAGAACGCGACCGGCAGCTTTATTCCAGAGCATACATTGGTCTGCCGCACCATCCCAATCTCCCGCATCAACGCGCTTTTTGAACGTGGAAACCCGATAATTCCCCAGACCACAATTATACACCCAACTCGTCACGGCAGCAATGCGTCTCGGTAAAGCAGTCTGGATCTTAGGCGAGAGCTTAGTGATACCCTGCACAAAATACTCCACATGATGATCTAGCGCCTCTTCGCACTGCTCCATCGTCCAGATGGTGCCGGGGTTGATATCAGGACCTGTTGCACCCCAACCAATAGTCCATGGATGCCCACGGGTTCCTGGGTCAGGATAAGCTGTCACGCGCCCATCAGGCAAACGCTTTGCTAGCCCCTCAAACGGCTTGATGAGAACATCCTTACAAAGCTTCTTGGCCTCGTTCATGACTTGTTGTACTTCTCAATGCTGCGACCGACGAACCAAAAAGTGAGCATCATGTTAAGCATGGCGAAATCATCTTCGTCATAGGACTTAGTTAGGACTTCAGCCCAGTTCGCATTGGTTTGGAATGCAATTATCAGACCGGCTGCTTTAACAGCCACATACACGCCAAAAGCAATCCAAGTAAGGCCCGGACGGGTAATAGCAGTGATAAAAGACGCAAGCCACCCAGCTT